CCAAACAAGAATTAAAGGATAGGATTGCAGAGCTGGAGGCTGAGAAAGCAGCTAGAGATGGGCAGGTTGTGCAAATCACTAATAAAGCTATGCAAGAGCTAGAAGTTAGTTATTGGCGCGCAACCATCGCTGCCTATGCCTGCCTAGCGGTTATATTCGCGATTGTGGTTTATACTTTTGGAGTAAAGCCATGGTAAAAAATATAGACGAAGCCAAACAACTAGCCTATGCATATGACCGCAAAGAACATACTGCGAGAATATTGGTAGAAACTAATCCGCAAATAGTGATTAATGAGGCGGAAAAGGGTCTTACAGAAGAGGAAGCCGTTTCTGAAGGAATAGTTAAGGCTGAGCCAAATATAAGCGGTGAAACGCCAATTTTGGAAAGGGAATGGGTGAGTCAATTTAATGGTTCTTGAAATGAAGCTTTCAACGATTAGAGATTATTTCTTCCCAACCATTAAAGCGGTTAATGTGATTGGTGATTTACAGATATTCAGCCAACACGGCGTAGAGCATTTTACTTGCACTAAACGCAAGGGCTTTTGGAAAAAAGCAAAAAAATATAACAACATGGAATTCGCAGTAAAGAATAAAACTACAAACGAGTTCTGGGTGTTAGGCTATTACAACGACGTTAACCCTATGCTTACCCACGAAACGCTTGATGAGTATGTCGCACACCCGTTTAATGCATTTATTTACAAACTAGAGAGAATATCATGGAATACGCAATAACACTAATAGCAGTATTTTTCGCTGGTTATGCTACGGGAAAGGGGTTATAATGGACGATATAGATTTAGCAATTATCTGCCTTGTAGTTGGCTTTGCACTTGGAAGTTACCTACAAAAATATCACTCTTGACAAGTAACAGAGTTATGGTGTAGTATTATTGAAAATATCAATGGTTTTCAACTATGGCATTTGTAAAAGGGCAATCAGGCAATCCCGCTGGTAAACCAGTTGGCACAATTAGCAAGGACAAAGCTAAATTTATTGAATCGCTGCAAGAATTGTTTGATAACTATGCTGGCGATATGAAAATGTGGCTTGAACAAATTGACGAGCCTGAAAAGCGTTTTGCTATTCTCAAAGACTTTGCAGAGTTTATTTATCCAAAGCTATCACGCAGTGAGAACAAAACAGAGTTAAGTGGCGTTGTGAGTTTATCCCAACTGGTGCAGGAGTTAGATGGACGAAGCGCAGGCTTACCAGAAACTGAAAGATAAGTTAGGCGACCAAGAGTGGCGGCTTAATCATTTGTACCATATCCGAGATAAGAATGGACAGAAGGTTTTGCTCAAGTTTAACTGGGCGCAACGTGCTTTCTACTCTGCAATGTGGTACTTCAACACAATCCTAAAAGCCCGCCAGCTTGGGTTTTCCACATTTATTTGCATATATTTTCTTGATGCTTGCCTATTCAATAGCAATCATAGGTGCGGTATTATTGACGCTGGCATTGATGACGCTAAGAAAAAGCTCAAAATGATTAAGTTTGCGTATGATAACTTACCACAATGGTTGCGTGATGTCGTGCCGATGACAGTAAGAGCCGCAGAGGTTATTGAGTTTGGCAATGGCTCTGGCATATCAGTTGGAACATCACATCGTGGTGATACATTGCAGAAACTATTGGTTTCAGAATATGGCAAGGTGAGCGCAGCATCACCTGAGAAAGCCAGAGAGATTAAAACAGGTGCATTAAATGCTGTTGGAGCAGGGCAACAAATATTTGTTGAGTCTACAGCAGAGGGTAAAACTGGAGAGTTTTTTGACTTGTGCCAAACATCTAGGCATTTAAAAGATGAGGGCAGGAAGTTAAGCCGCCTTGACCCTAAGTTTCATTTCTATGCTTGGTTTGATAATCCTGAATATGAATTGACAGAAGAAGAAACCCGCGATGTGGTGATTAGCGCAGAGTTACAAGAATACTTTGCCCGCTTTCCGCATTTAGTGCCAGAACAAAAAGCATGGTACGCTAAGAAAGAATCAATTATGGGCGATGATATGCGCCGTGAATTTCCTTCCACACCTGATGAAGCGTTTGAGGGAAGCCAGCAAGGTGCATTCTACACTAAGGAAATGCAGCGAGTGCGGCAAATGAAGCAGATAACTAACTTACCATATGACCCACGCTATCCAGTTTATACCTTCTTTGACATAGGACAAACAAGGGATATGATGTCAATCTGGTTCTATCAGCGTGTAAATAACCAGCACAGATTTATTGATTATCATGAATCAAACGCAGATATGACTGGCGATGATGGCTGGGATTACTACGGCAAGCTATTTCTGAGTAAAGGCTATCTATACAAAGAGCATTATATGCCGCATGACGGCAACAAGCGTATACAGGCTGGTAAAATCCTCACAACAAAGCAAATTGCTGAACAAGTGGGAATACGCCCAATTATGATAACTGAGCGCACTAGCAATGTGAGTGATGATATTCGCAATTGGTGTAAACCAGTTCTGATTAATTGCTGGTTTGACGAAACTAAATGCGCTAAAGGTATTGCACATCTTGACAATTATCGCAGACGCTGGGATAAAGCTAATTCTATGTGGTTAAACGACCCGCAGCATGACCAAGCATCTCATGGCGCAGACGCTTTCCGCACCTTTGCGGTTAATTCTGATAGGATTACAGACGATAGACCGCAGTTTGTACAACGCAAAACACTAACCAGAAAGGGCATGAGATGATTAGACCAGCTACACCACAAGATTTTGATTTCATTATGGAGTGCAGCAAACAATTTTTTGCTGAAAGTAACTATGGCAAGCTAACATGGGACGAGGAAAAAGCCAAAGAGATGTGCCAAATACTCACAGATGGGCGGTGTTTCTGCTTAATTACAGAGGGGCAAGGCTTTGTTGCGTGGACACATGAGCGATATTGGACTATTGAGGAAGTGGCGCATATATTCCTATTCTACGTTAAACCTGAGTGCAGAAATGGCAAAATAGCGTTGCAGCTTGCTTTTGCAATGGATAACTTATTGCTTGAACATAGAATTGCAATGTGTTATGCTTCTTCAACTGGCGGGTTTGATGATGGCGGAATAAACGAAAGAGCTTTCACCAGATTATTTAGCCGAGTTGGTTACAAAAACATGGGCAGTTTTTTAATTAAGGAGTACAACCATGGGTAAATTTTCCAAAATACTAGGCTTTTCAGCCCCGAAAGTTCAAAGCACAGCTCCAGCCGAGCTTAAAGACGAAGAAGCTAAATCAAAAAAAAGCAAGCGTAACCAGTTCCTTACTGAGGGGCAAGTAGTTGGACAAGAGCTATCTGTTGGACAAGTTGGCGGGCGCAATTCCACCACTTTTGGGAATTAAACATGGACGATTTCAAGCGAATTAGGCAAGGTTACGATAGAGCTAGAACAGAGCGTGAGGAATACTCGTCCCTCTGGCAAACGATTTCTAATTTCGTAGGCATTAAAACCGATATTAATTATATCAATGACGGCACGAAAGGTAATAAATCCAAGCAGCTTGACCAATCTATTGATGACCCGACTGCTGCACTTAGCGTTACGCAAGCGGCAGATTACTTGCTAGGCATTATTTGGGGTACTGGTTCTGAGGCTATTGCCATTGAGCCTAGCCGTGAAGTACTAGACATTGGCAATAAGCAAGCACTGCAAAGCTATTACGATTTCATTACTGAGGAAGTGCTTGAGCAAGTAAACCATGCAGAGGCTGGGTTTGGTTCTGCGCTCCGTTGCTACACAACGGACCAAGTGGCGTTTGGCACATCTGGCATTGGTGCGTTCAAAAATAAGCTATTTGACCAAGGCATTGAGGGCAATGTTATTGTTTATAAGGACTTTGGCGTTGATAGTACTTGCATAAATGAGGGTAAATCTGGGCTAGTGGATTACATTTATGTAACCTATTACTGGGACGCTGTACGCATTGTGAGTGAGTTCTGCTGCGGTGATAATGGCGTTGATGCTCAAAAGCTGGCAACTATGCCAAATAAAGTTAAGCAAGCATGGGATAAAATGGACACAACGACTGAGTTTGTAATTGTGTTTGCTATGACTCCGAGAGAGAATTACCACCCTATGCTTAAAGGCAAGCGTGGAGCAAGATATAAAGGCACATGGTGGTTTCATGATGAGCCGACATCTAAACCATTCCTTGAAGAAGATTTCGCTACAAAACCTATTGCAATGGCAAGAGCGATTAAAGTTCGTGGTGAGAAGTATGGGCGTTCGAGCGGTACTCTACTAATAAGCACTATTCGTTTAGTTAATTTCGCAGTAGGACAGGCGATTGAAGTAATTGAGAAAATGGCTCGTCCTAGCCTTGGTGTGTTTGGCAATGCGTTGTTTGGTGATGCTGTACTTGATACAAGCCCTGACGGCATGACTGTGTTTAATCCTGATTTTGCAGGCAATAGCGGTTCGCCAGTATTCCCGATGATGGACGTTGGCGACCCGACTGGATTATTGCAATGGCTAGTTCCGTATTTGAATGAGAAGATAGCCACAGCGTTTAAGATTGACGTGTTGCTAGACTTCTCAAGCGCAAAAGATATGACTGCTACAGAGAGTTTGCAGCGTTTTGCTATTCGTGGGAAGTCGTTAGCTGGCTTACTGGGGCAACAAAAGACAGAATGTTTAGATGTTATCCTACCACGTAGCATTGACCTACTTATGCAAGCTAAACGTTTGGGTGTAAATCCTGAGATTGATAAGGAATTGGCAGAAGGATTTGCAGAGGCTAAAAAAGTGGAGCGCATTATCCCTGAGGCGGTGCTCAAAATAATGAAGCAAGGCAAGCCGTGGTATAAGATTAAATACAAGAATGAGCTTGAGCAGCTAACGAATACAAGGGCTTTGGAGTCTATGTTGCAGTTCTTGCAGGGTTGTGGCGCAATGGATGGTATGTTCCCGCAGATTATCCAATCTGTAAACTGGTATGATTTGCTTGACAATTTCCGTGAGTCGCTTAACATACCTGCAGACATGATGATTTCTAAAGAGGATTTCATGGCTGGTATTGAGGCGGATGCAGCAATGGCGCAGGCTCAAGTAGCATCGCAACTAGGGGCGCAAGAGGCAGTATCACAGAAAGACCAAGCGGCAGCACAAAAAATGAGTGCAGAAGCTGGGAGATAAGGGCAGAATATGGAAACAGTAGACAAGCTCATTGAGCGTGAGTTAAAGCGCAAAGAGGCTTTGCAATTAAGCCAAGAGGCATTGAAAGAGCTAGGCAAGGCTTGTAATAGCATATTCGCAACCGATAGTGGTATGTATTTTGCCAAATGCTGGTTGCAGGAAATGGGGCTGTTTGGTTATGATGAATCAAAAGACGGAATGAGTTTAGTGGAAAGCAAAGGCGCAAAGAGGTTTTATTTGCGTTATGTTCGTCCACAATTAACACCACAAGTTAAACAACTAATAGAAGGGCAGCTATGACAGAAGAATTACCACCGCAAGATACACCAACATCAGAGCCAGTAGCAACTCCAGAAGCTCCTACTTCAACAGAGTTCACAATCCCCGATGAATACAAAGAGAAATCATGGGCTGGCAAGGTTAAAACTCAAGATGATTTATATAAACAGCTTGATAATCTCACAAGTTTAGTGGGTAAAAAGTCGCTAGTACCTGAATATAACCCTGAGAAGCCAGAGGAGTTTGATGCATTTCTTAATAGGTTACGCCCTGAGAGTGCGGATAAATATGAATTTCCCGAAGGTGTAGCTGATGAAATTAAATCAGTTTATGGCGAAGCATTGCATTTTGCGGGCGTTCACCCTAGCAAGGTTAATGGCGTAATGGAAATTGTGAGTAAGTACGAAACTGAGCAGTTGGCTAAGATGCAAGACCCAGTTGAGTTTGACAAACTAACCGAAGAAGCGTTTGGTGCTAATTGGAAAAAATCAAAAGATGAAAGCCTTGCGTTTTTGCGTGCTAACCTGCCTAATGCAGAGTTGTTGGATAAGTTACCTAATGCGGCATTGATTGATTTGTATAAATTCGCTAACAAGGTAGCTACGGAATATGGCGCAAAAGAAAGCGGCTCACAAGCTGGAGGCGGGCAAGCCCCAGTTAAGGTAGATATGGCGGTGCAAGCTAATGAGTTGCTAGAGCAAATCACGCAAGCAAACGCACAGAAACCACCAGATTTCAAGAAATTAGAAGGACTAAAACAACAACTACGTGAAATTAACCAAAAGAGGGCAGCACAATGAAAGCATTAAAATTAACATTCTCGGGCGATTACAAAGCAACTAATGGCGATATATTTGGATATGATGGTGTTGAGGTAGTTATTCCATTTCAAGAAGTGGATATTGCTACATTGCACGCAAGAGCTAGACATTTGCCAATGAAGCTAAATCAAATGGCTGCAAAGAAAGGCGGCGAGTTGGCTTTAAAAGCAATTAAGAACGTGCGTAATTCTTATGTGGATAGTGTTGAAGAAGTAGAGCATGAGTTTAGTTTTGAGGGCAAAGATATACGCACATTGACGTTTGAAGAAATCCAAGATGTAGCGGTTATGTTTGATTTGCGTGAAGTGCCATTGTATAAAATTGGTGGATTGCGTCACCAACTCAACAGTTTGTATGGGATTTACAGTACAAAGATTGAGCATAAGCCAGTAAATCACAAGGAAGAATATTTCTCAGTAAATGACATGCCACCTATTTTTGTAGGTAAAGCGCATAAGGTGCAACGTGAAGTTAAGCCGACATTTACCGAGGAAGCTCCAGAGGTGCAAACGGATAGCTTGGAAGCGTTAAAACGCATTGCTGATAGCAAAGGCGTGAAGTATCACCACAAAGCTGGTTACGATACTATCCTTGAAGCAATAAATCAGTTTGACAGCCAGCAAAATATCTGATATAGTGTTGATGTTGACACCTATATTTAATATAGCCAACTGAGCTAGGCAGCCGAATAATGCTTAGAAAGCCCTGATGCAGGACACCTTTCGTTAAAATCATAAACATTCAGTTTAACAATTTAACAAAGGTACAATCATGGCATCAAACACATATCAACCAAGCATTGACTCAGGTGCATTGCTTACATTCAAAGAGGCTTTTTATAAACTAGCCCAACAAACAACCTCTAAACTTGGCAGCACATCTGCTGTTACTTATCGTGACCCAAAAGGTAAAACGTTCATGACTGGACGCATGGGGCGCATTGAGCTAACAGAAGTTGCTGGACGTAACCCAGACAAAAACTACATTGATTATGCTATTGATAATCGCCAATACACAAAGCGTCGTTTTACTTCAACGCTAACTATTGACGCAAAGCATGACATTAATGAGCTTTTGAATGACCCAACAAGTGATTTGGTGGCACAATTAGTTGCTGCTAAAGAGCGTCAAATTGACCGAGTAATTGCTTCTGCTGCGACAGGTGCGGTGCTAGTAGGTAAGCCAGACGGCACACCTTCAAGCATTTCTGCTGCGACAGACGGCGTTATTACTGTTGATGCGACTGCTGGCTTGACTTACGAAAAAATGCTAGAAGTTACTCAAAACTTCATCAACAACGAAGTTGAAGAAATGGGGGCTATCGTGGCAGTTACTGGTAAAGAGTGGACAGACCTAATGGGTGAAGACCAATTCATCAGCAATGATTATGTAAACAAAGGTGCTGTTGAAAATGGTATCAGAAAAGCGGGTATGTATGACCTAGTTCGCTTTGCTGGTTCTGTAACGGGTGGCGCACAAGTTGCTAATCCTTATTTGCCAGAAGCAACAACAACACGCAAATGTATTGTTTTAGCTCCTCAATCTATTGAAGTTGCAATGGAAATTGGCGATTTGTCAGTAACTGATAACCCAAACAAAGTAAACTCTAAAGACATTACAATTGACCTATGGTTGAACGCAATGCGCTTGGAAGGTGCTAAAGTTCAAGTTATCTCAACAACAATGTAATAAGGGGATTTATGTCTAAACCACAATTAACAAGAATTGAAGTGTTAGAAGGGAAGGGAAGGCTAGTTCCAGCAACTGCATCTCTGACTGTTTCTAAAACTTTGCATGAGGACAAAATCATTGTGTTGAGAGCAGCGGCTGGCTTAACAGCTACGTTGCCAGCTTCAGCGGGGACAGGAGATATTTATCGTTTTGTGGTAGATACTTCTGTAACAAGCAATAACTACATAATCAAAGTTGCTAATTCAACTGACATTATGGGTGGCGTTGCAACAATGGGCTCGTCTGGCGGTACATCTGCATCTGTAGGTACAGCAGCAACATCTGATACTATTACTATGAATGGCTCAACCTCCGCAGGTTTGAGAGGTACATATGTAGAATTGACAGACGTGGCAACTGGTCTATGGCAAGTATCAATGCACGGCGTTGCATCTGGTATTGCGGTAACTCCATTCTCAGCAACAGTATAACAATTAAACAATAAGGAATAAATATTATGGCTACTTTTACAGGAATTAGAAGCAATGGATTTACGGAATATCCGAACAATCCAGCAAACTCAGTAGGCAAGAAATTGCGCTCTGTTTTTTACGAAAAAACTATCGTTACAGGTGAGGGTACTAATCGCCTTCACATTCTAGCAGGTCCAATGTCTTACGACACAAAAGTTGCGGCTATTATCGGAGCTACACCAGCTTTGACATCAGCAACAGACAATGATTTGGGCTTTTACAAGCAAAATGATGACGGCACTTTTGATGATATTGACCCAGATATTCTTTGGGACGGCGTAACTCTTGCGTCAGCTTTAACATATCGTGAATTGCTAGGTACATTGAATACATCTCTAGACCGTGACGACAACATCGGAACTTTGCTTGGTAAAACAATTGAAGAACAACCAGTTGGCGGCGTGTATCTAGGTTTGCTAATCAAGACAGCATCAACAGCAACCTCAGAAGTTCTAAAACTTGAAGTTGTACTTGAAGAAGCTACTACAAAATAGTAGAACTGGGGAGTAGGCACTGCCCGCTTACTCCCCTTTTACTGCGGGGTTATAAATGGCGTATTATACTAGCAAAAATCAGATTTGTAATTTAGCCCTAGCACATTTAGGCAGCAACGGCACAGTCAATGACATTGAAACGCCAGTTGAAGACATTGAGATTGCATTTGCAGTTCATTACGACATTATCCGCCAAGACTTATTGCGGAAAACATTACCTAATTTTGCGCTAAGACGCAGGCTACTAGCTAAAGAAGGTTCTAATCCTGCATTTGGTTATGGTTTTTATTATGAATATCCACAAGATTGTTTAAAGTTATTGGGTATTGGTGAGATTTCAAATAAAGAAAACAACTATGTTGTTGAGGCAGATGCTAATGGTAATCTAAAAATATGGACAGATACTGACGCTGACGAAGGCTTGCCCATTAGGTTTGTGTTTGATGAGATTGATGTAAGCAAATACACACCTGATTTTATTAATTTATTCAGCCAGCAATTAGCGGCGGCGGTGGCTATGAACGTAACACAGAATGCAGAAGCAGCACAGCTTGCAGATGCGAGAGCAATAAAGGCTATGGCGGGACATAGCGCATTAAACGCACAGGAAAATAGACCAGTTAGGGTAAGCGAATCACGTTTTAAGCAGGCGAGATATACAAACTTAACCTCATTGCCAGTTAAAAAATGAAGATAGTAAGCTCATATGTAAACTTTGCTAAGGGACAAGTTGATAGAGATATGAACGGCAGATTTGATTTGCCGATTTACAACACCAGCGCAGAGATTGTGCGTAACTTCAAAACTAATTTCAAAGGCAATACGTTCTATCGCACAGCATATGAGCAAATGCTTGTATTTCAAGATTGCGCTTTTATTGAATTTAAGTTTTCAGTTTCACAAAATTATATTGTGGTAGGATATGCGAATAAGTTTCGTTTTCTATCTTATGACGGGAGCGGTAACTTTGGCTGGGTTTTAAGTGGTGGTTCACCTCTTGAAGTTGCAACACCTTACACGCTGGCGCAAATAAAGGAAATAGCCCGCAGAAAGCAATATACGCAGAATGATGATGCTATGCAGATAACGCATAAGAGTTATGCGCCTCGCTCATTACGCAGGCTGGCAGCAGATAACTTTGAGTTGGTAGTTACTAGCTTAAAGGATAATCCATTTAATTTAACGTATGATGCTAGCAAAACAATTACCGCTATCACGAAAGCGTTAAAAGCTCAGATAACTATTGCAGCGCATGGATATGTGGCTGGCGATAGTTTCAAGGTAACTGGCGTTAGCGGAATGACTGAGATTAACGACTACACAGTTGGCGTGGTTTCTGTGGTTGATGCTAATAATGTAACTGTGAGTCTAGACACAAGGGATTTTACAGCCTATACAAGCGCTGGAACGGCAGAGAAGGTGGCGACAGCTTCCTATCCTAATCTTGCTCTTTATTATGGCGCTAAGCTCTATTACGGCGCATCTGCAACGAAGATAACTACTATCTGGGGTTCAGAAGATAGTGAGTATGATAGGTTCAAAATACCGACAAGCGTGTTAGCAACAAGTGCTTTGCAGTTTACACTAGCAGATATTAGCCAAGAAATACTTTGGTTATTTGCTGGTGAGAATAGCTTAATTGCTGGAAGTGCTGACGGCATTGTTGCGATTAATGGCGGCGAGGTGGGTAAATCTATCACGGCTGAAAGCATTGATACTATTCTGACTTCGGCTAATCCTGCGAGCGATGTATACCCAGTTACGAAAGACGGATTGATATTCTATATGGATATTATTAAGCGGCGTATGTTGTATTTCTCTTATGACTTATTGACTGAAACGTTTAAAGCCAAAGATGCTAACCTACTTGCATATGAGATAACAAAGGGCGGGCTTGAGAAATTAAGATACAAGCGGGATAAGGAGGATTTTATCTATTCTCTCAATGGCAATGGCTCAATCCAAACCCTCAACTTTAATGCTGATGAGAATATTGCTGGCTGGCATAATCACACAACATCGGGCAGTTTTGAAGATATTGCACAGATAACCGATAATGACGGCAATCCGCAGATATTTGTTTTATCGCTGCGAAATGGAGTATATTATATTGAGCGTGAGGCGCAAACAGTTGAGTTTGTTAAACCTGAAGAATATCTCAGCACAACGAAAGCCGCAGATAAAGCTGCGTATTATCGCATGAGAGCTGAACAGCTAAAAGAGTGCATTTACCTTGATAACGCTCAGATTATCAGCAATTTGAAAAGCAACTCAATCACATTTAATGGTACAAATACCATAACAGCCACATCAAGCGTGTTTTCAGCGGGCGATATTGGCAAGCATATTGTTTATAAAACACTAACTGGTTATGAGTCAGGGCGGTTTGAAATTACAGGATATACAAGTGGAACTGTGGTAACTGTTACAGTTCTACAAACTCCGACTGTGAATACTTATACTAATTGGTATTTGACATTCTCAACCATATCAGGCTTGGCAAGTGCATACAACGGACAGACTTTGAGTATTGTTGCTGATGGTGGGTATTATGGCACTGCGGTTGTGAGTGGTGGTGCTATTGCGCTAGATAGGCAAGTAACTCATGCGGTTGTGGGCTATGGATATACTGGCATTGTAAAAAGCTTTGTGCTTGGCTTTGTTATCCAGCAGTACAATACTCAAGCTACATTCAAAGCGTTGAATAGATTATCTATCCGCACTACAACAAGTTTGGGCGGGAAGTTCGGTACTGATTTCTATGCGCTGAAAGATATACAAAAATTGCAGCAAGGCGATATAAACTATCTGCCAGCATTGCCACTAGACGGGACAGAAACACTGCCGTTTTTAGATAAACATGAGATTGATAAACAGTTTTACTTGGTGCAAGATTTGCCTTTGCCATTCTTTGTAACTTCTGTTATTATTGAGGCTAACCATAGCGTAACAACAGGATAACGGAGGCGAACTTCTTTACAGCTTTATTCATAGGTTTTCAACTGTTGTCAGCTATAGGACAAGCAAAGCAAGCCAAAGCGGAAGCTAAGGCTATCACTCAAGAGGGTGCGCTTAACGCTGCGAATAAAGCACGAGAAACTCGCATTAAAGCTGCAAGGATAAAAAGCTCATTCCTACAATCTGGTTTAGAATTAGAAGGCACACCAAGCGCAGCAATTAGCGATACGTTTAACGTGGGTATTGCAGATACTGAGCAGATTATTAAAAATGCAAATACACGTTCAAGGAATGTCATGAGCAGCGCATTTAACAGCGCAGTAAGCGGCATTGCAAGTAGCGTGGGTATGGCTGCAATGGGTGGATTTGGCGCTTCACAAGGCGCAGGGTTCTCAGCAAATTCTTTTGGGCAAACATTGGGAAGTGGGTTTAGTTCAAGCCCTACTGGTCCATATCAACCATTGGGGTTCTAAATGGCTAACAGAGATTTATCAAACTTTCGTGATGTAACTCAGGTTCAAGGCAAACTTGCAGGGCAGGAGCTAATTGCTGCTGGCGAAATGGGGCAAAAAATTGTAGACATGAGCCAGAAAGCAAAGGTTGCTGAGGGTTTATCTGCGGCTCAGTTAGAAATTGCCAAGCTGGATACTGATTTTCGTATTAAGAATGAAGCTAACCCATTTGATAAGAAAGCCATTGATGCGTATAAATCACAGCGCAAAGCGGTTTTAGGTAAGTATAACAGCGATATTGGCTCGTTATGGGCAAATGATTTTTCCACGCAAGCTGCAACACTTGAGGGTAATTCTGATTTGCAGATGCAGAATTGGGGATACAAGCAAGCTGAGATTAATACGCTGACTAGCATTGACACAATGGGGCAGAATAACAAGCAGCTCATGATGCAACATGGCGTTAATTATGGCAAAACTGGCGAAGGTGATTTAGATGCTATCTTAGATTTTGAGGCTTCACGGCAGCAGTTAGTTGAGTTTGCAAAAACAAGCGGCGCAGTTGGTGAGGTAACAGCTAACAAGATTTTAGGCGCATACGACTCAGAAATGGCTAGTGCGTTTGTGGGGGCGGTTGCTAGTGAAAATCCGTATAGAGCTAAGAATTTGCTAGATAGTGGGCAGTTTGACGCATCTATCAATGTTGAAGATAGAATAAAATTAAGCAAAACTATTGATAGGGGGATTAAAAGAAGCGAAAGAGCGGCGGTTACTAACGGCTTAAAAATGCTGAAAATGCAGATTGAAGACCCTGCCAACTTTTATGCAAAGCAAGGATTAGATTTAGACCAAATTGTAGAAGCGCAAGGTAGCGAGGAAAATGCTTCAGTTATTCCAAATAAAGAGGCTGAATTGCTGGCAACTAAAATTAACCAAATAAAAGACCCTGCGGAACTTGAAACTGCTTTACAGAATATAAACCAAACTTACGGATACTACTCTCAAAATGCTTTGAATGATTTGAGTAAGAATGGGCTTAACAATAACGCTAGAATTACCATGACGTTAATGAATACAGAAGACGCAGACCAAGCAACTGTGCAATCGTTCTTTGACATGGGGAAACTTAGAGATGCACAAGGTAAGCCAGTTGAGCCGCAAAAGCTAGCGCAAGATATATTGACTGCAAAGGGCGAAGGTATAAAAATATCTGATGTAACGACTGCCGCTTTAGAGAAAACTAAAGGTTGGTTAGAAGTAAACATTAGCGGCAAGAATGACCCTGCGGATACTGCGTTTATTGGGCAGAAAGTACAAGACTTAGCGGCTTATTACATAACACAAGGTTACGATGTTGAGCAAGCTACGAATAAAGCAACTGGTTGGCTTACAGAGGGTTCTGCGATTACGCAAATAGGAAACCACAAATTCATGCTTCCAGCTACACTAGCGGAAGATGATTTCTTTGAAGCGACTGCTAAAGACGTGCTGGAAGATAAAATAGACTCTATTAAGCTATCAGATATATACACCGATGACATTACTACGGAAACTGGTTACACGCCAGAGGCATATTTGAACGCAATTAAAGTAGGCGGTGGCTGGGTTAATGCAAGAGACGGCAAAAATCTTATGTTGGTAGATAATAAAGGGCTATACGTTCTTGACAAGAAAGGAAAGATTATCTCAACGCCTATTGCTGACTTGGAAAAGAAACAAATTGAAGAAACTTTAGAAAGAGACCCTAAAGCAAAGTTGGCTATTGGAGTAGGGCTTTTTAATAGATACCAAAGCGAGCTAGAATAATGGCAGTATATAGCGCATCAGGCTTAATGGGTAAAAAAGAGCAGCAGTTTAACCAAGCTGGTGAGCGCAGCAACTTAGCAAGAGAATCCGAATCATCAACTTTTGATGCGGTGCGAGCCTCTGTTGACGAAGCCTCAAAGGGTGTAGGGACATTTGTTAATGATATAAAAGCTGAGCAGATAAAAGCATATAGGGGTGAAGAAACTAGCGGTATTAGTGGCGCATTGGTAGATTTCTTCGGAGTTTCTGAGCAAGGCAAGCAATACTTATTAGAAGACGAATACAAACAATCTAAATACTTTCGTGAGGGCTTGCCGTTTCAAGTTGGCTTAACTCAAGGTGAAGCAAGGATAAAAGCTGAAAGATATGATGCTCGCTTGAAAAATGGCTTGATATTATCAAAAGCCAACACAGCAGAAAGTGTTGCTGCATTTACTGCGGGCTTGGGTGCTGGTGTATTTGAGCCTAAAAATTTAGTATCTGGTGTAGTGGCAGGTGGGTTAATTCGTGCGCCTATAGTTGGCTTGAGCAACACATCAACTCGCTTTCTATCCATGAAGAATTTTCTAACTGCAAAAGTTGGAGCAAAATTTGGTGAAGTTGCTGCGGTTGCCACGAGGGCAGGTGCAGAGGGTGCTATTGCAGTTGGTATTACAGAGCCTAGTAATAGAGCTTCTGCTAAGTTAGTGGGTGATGATTACACCATGACAGACACTCTAATGAATCTTGTAACTTCCGTTGCATTTGGGGCGGCTATAGAGGGCGGTGGCGTGGCTTTTAGAAACCTTCAACAAAGTAGGCAACTTAAATTATCACGCAAGCAAGCGCAAGAAGCCAGCTTAAGTAAATTAAAGAAAAAAGGTGTGGAGTTTTCAGAAAGCGCTTTGACTGCCTTAGAGTCAAAAGATTTAGCAAAAGGTGGTATTATTGCTAAAGATAAAGCTGCGGTTGTTATGCGCCGTATAGACGATAATACTCATGCGGAAGCGGCAGAATTAGCCAGCCAGCAAATAATGGCAGGGCAAGTGGTAGATGTATCTGCGGTTGGGGTTAAAAAGAATATTGACGAGGTTCTGACGCCAGAAGAATTTACAGAAGTAGTAAATAGAAAATACGGCACTCAAGCGCAATTAGTGCAAAGAGAAAATGATATATACGTTTCTGCGTTTTCTGCTCCAAAGGGCGAAACTAATAAAGGCATTGGTTCGGCGGCAATGCGTGAGCTAGTTTCTTATGCCGATAATGCAAAACAAACTATGGAAGTTGCGCCAACTACTGCTTATGGCGCAGATATGCCACGATTAGTAAAATTTTATGAGAAATTTGGTTTTGTGAAAAAAGGTGATAAAATGGTTCGTAAACCAGTTATTGCAGAAAAGCAAGCCAACTTGCCAGAAAAAATAAGGGCTATAGATGAATCATTAAATAACCCAAAACATTCAAGCACTTATGATGCGGCGGCAATAAAGACTGTAGATGATTATAATAACCAATATCGTGATGAATTAGACGATGATGCTTTGCAACGTGAGATTGACGAGGTTGGTTTTGATATTGAAGCGTTACGTGCGGCGGGTTTTATTGATGATGAATTAGATAGTGTGTTGACGAAATTTGAGCAGGGTATTAACGACGCTGACAGTTACGTTGATTCTATTAAAAAAGCGGCTTTTTGCCTAACGAGAGGATAAATGAGAGATTGTATAAAAAGATTAGTTGAGCAATCTAAAGGGGCTTTGAACGCACAGCAAGCCAAAGAGATATTTGAATTGCTTGAGCAAGGCAAAGATAAGGCTATTGCCAAAGGGTTTTCTGCTGACGATTATATTATGGCAAAAGCGGCAGAAATCCAAACGGCGATAAAACATGAAGCCTTAATTGAAGCCCGTAATGCTAAGATTAATGCTGTTAAATATGCTCAATTAACAAACCAAATAGATGACATGGTAGTTAATGGGCTAACTGTTGAGAAATCTTTTCAAGCAATTCTTGTAGGTGTGGAAGCTAATATTAAAAATGGTTTATTCTCTATAGATAAAAAAGCAAAATCAACCCTGCAATCAGAATTGTTAGGAACGACTATTTCCAAAATGGAAGAAGCGGGATTGCTAGATATATGGAGAGACTCAACAAATAGCCGCCAGATAGCTAGAGAAATGCAAGCGTTGAACGAAGGCGTTGAAATTAAAGGCAGTACCAACGAAGTAAAGCAAATTGCTAAAATTTTGAAGGATACGCAAGATTACATGAAAATTAGGCTTAATAAAGCTGGTGCAGATATTGGTGATTTAGCGGATTATATAGCGGGTACTAGCCACGACCAATATAAAATACAGAATGCAGCTTATTATGTTCAGCAAAGAACGCTTGGGCAACGATTAAACCCACTAGATAAACCCGCACGTGATAAAAGTAATTATGAGGCTTGGCGGGATTTTATCTTACCTAAGCTAGATGAAAATAGAACATTCAAAGACGTTGAGAGTAAAGAGGATTTTTTGCGCAAAACGTATGATTCTTTTGTAACTGGTATTCATTTGAAATCAGTAGAAGGTGATGAAAAGTTATTCGCTTTCAAAGGACCAGCAAACCTTGCTAAGAAAATTAGCCAAAAACGTGTATTGCATTTCAAAGATGCTGACTCATGGCATGATTATAATGATATATTCGGGACTGGCAAAGACGGGTTGGCAGAAGCATTATTGCGTGGGTTTGATAAAGGCGCAAGAGATATTGCTTTGCTGGAAACGCTAGGCACAAACCCAAAAGCAATGTTAGCTAAGTTGCTTGAAGATTCAAAAGCAAAATATAGAACGACTTTTAATACTAGCAAATTATCTTCCACAGAGCGCAGAATTAATAATTTCTATGCTAACGTAAGCGGCGAGGTGATGATTGCTGAAAATCCTAATTTTGCACGTAATTCTAGTATATTTCGTGCGGTGCAAAGCATGGCAAAGTTAGGTGGTGCGTTGTTATCTAGCTTTTCTGATATACCAGTTGCGGCAGCAGAAATAAGTTTTCAAGGCGATAATCATTTTACCGCACAAGCTAAAGTATTTAATGAGCGACTCAAAGGGCGTGGGGACAAATTTAGAAGGAAAGTTGGTTATTTGCAAGGGCAGGGGTTAGATGCTTTTAGAGGTGCGGTTGTGACTAAATTTACCGCTAACGACAGTTTGCCTGGACACATGAACGCATTAATGACAACTTTCTTTAAGTATAATGGTTTAACATGGTGGACTGATGTGGGTAAAATCGGCATTGGTGCAATTATGTCTGGCAGATTAGCGCAGCTTAGAGGCGTTAGTTTTGATAAGTTAAACAGCATTACAAAACAGATTTTCAACTATTATGGCATTGAGCAAACGCATTGGGACGCATTAAGGGCTGCTGACCCTTATGTAGATAAAGGCAGGAAGCATTTAACTGCTGATTTGATAGATACGCTTGATGATAATATTCTAGCCAATATCCTGATAGAAAACGGCAAGCCCTCCAGCGTTAAGGATATTGCGGCATTCAAGGCTGATGCTCGCAGCCGATTTAATGTTTATTTCCAAGATAGAATTGACCACGCCATATTAGAGCCTGGCGCAAGGGAAAACTCTATTCTGAATCAAGGCTTAAAGAGGGGCACTATAGAGGGCGAGGCAGTTAGATTTATTATGCAATTTAAGAGCTTTCCTATTACCTTCCTCTCCAAAGTATGGGGGCGTGAGCTTTACGCTAAAGGTAAGGCAGATAAATTAGCTATGCTTGCCATAGTAACTGCCACAACCATAATGGGTTACGCATCAATGACGGCAAAGGATTTAGTAAAGGGCAAAAACCCAAGAGACCCATTTGCGCCTAAAACATGGCTATCTGCTATGCTGCAAGGAGGCGGGCTAGGTATCATGGGCGACTTTGTATTTGGCGAATATAACCGCTATGGCAGAAGTTTATTTGATACTGCTGCTGGACCAACGTTCGGCGCATTGGCTGACGTTGCAGAAACATTTGCGAAAGCTAGAACTGGCGAGGATTTCAGCGCAAGTTTACTCAATACAACATTATCAAACACGCCATTTGCTAATTTATTTTATGTAAGAGAGCCGTTGAATAGGCTTTTTATATACGGCTTGCAAGAAGATTTGAATCCAGGATACCTAAAAAGAATGGAAACTAGAATGGCGAAGGAAAACCAACAAGAATTCTTTATTAAACCTTGAACTATATAAAAAAATAATGTAAACTGCTTTTGGGCAGATTGGAGAATAAGAAATGACAGTCGCTGACAATTACCTGCCGCAATCTACACAAGGGAATGGAGTAACAACTGTTTTCACTGGTAACTGGTCGCCATTAACTGCGGCTGCTTTTAAGCTGGATTTAGAGCTTATCAGCACAGGCGTTCGCACAACGCAGACTCAAGGCTCAGATTACACCCTAACATTTACAGCTTCTGGTTATGTTGCGACTATGGCGGTTGCTCCTAGTGCGCTTTACAACGTAATTCGTTATCGTGAAACTGAGCAAGACCAAGACGTGAATTACACCACATCATCGGGTTTTCAGGGCAAAACAAACGAGAATAGCTTTGATAAGCTAACTGCTGTGGTACAAGAGCAACAAGATGCTATTGATAGGTCAATTAAATTTGCCATTGCCAGCCCAACAAGCGGTATTATTCTGCCTGAACCTGAGGCTAATGCTTTCCTAGCTTGGAATTCTGCTGGTGATGCTTTAGAAAACGTGGATAGCTTAGTTGGTCCACAAGGTCCAACTGGTCCTGCTGGTCCACCAGTTAGCGATGGTGATAAGGGTGATATTACAGTTTCAAGCTCTGGCACAGTTTGGAATGTTATATCCGACTTAATAGCTGCTAAAACATCTGCTGGCATGACTATTGAATCAGCCAACGGTACAGACTCTATGGCTTTTGGCGTTGGTAACACTGCTAACTCAACTGCTTACGGCAACATATCCATGAACACAACTGGTAAGATTGTGAACATGGCAGACCCTTCAAGCGCACAAGATGCTGCAACAAAGGCTTATGTTGATGCGGCAGTTCCTAGCGCAACTTTCCTATCTCTAGTAGATGCTCAAGCCACTTTTGACGGAACTGGCGCGACAGGCAATAAGACTTTGGTTACTTCAAAAGGAATTACTAGTGTTAATAAAGCGGCTACAGGTGTTTATGCGGTGACTCTTGCATCAGCCCAAGCTGACGCGTATTACCATATTTACGTTATGAATGGTGACACTGGTGGGGTTACAAACTCAGGCAGCCCTATTATTTTTGATAAAACAACAACAACATTTAACATATACAATAGAAACCAAGGTAACGGCGCAAATTATGACAGCAACCGAATGAGCTTCTATGTAGTAGCGATGTAATTAAGGAATTTGCATAATGTATTATTACAAAACAACAGACGGAAAGCACATTATTGAAAGTGAAGTTGAGCTAATTGACGATAGGCTTGACCCAATTGAACAACCAACCAACGAAGGAGAATAACATGAAACTATATGATTTTGGACTAGGACTATTGATTGCATTTGGCGCAGTAGAAAATGACCAAGACATTTTGCCTAATAAACAAGAAGAAAAGGCGGGGGAATAATGAGCGGAGCAATTAACTATAGAACAGTAACTTTTACTGCCAGTACAACAAGTTCAGTATTGGATTTGGGTAGCGAAACACTTATGGGGATTACTATTCCTGCAGGTTTTACGGCAACAACTCTTAAAATTCAAGGGGCTGATAAATCAAATGGCACTTTTGCTGATAGCGAGCTTGTTGCTGATGACATGACAGTAACTACATTTCAGTTTACTTGCGATGGCACAAACGAAAGCAGATATTCATTCGGCAGTTCATTTCCGCCAGATGAAAGATATATCCGCTTTATAGCTGGTGCATCAACAACTGGCACAGTAATTGTAAGAACTAAAGGTGTATAAATGGGGCTATCCTCACCAATTTGGCGCAGACGTAGACGAGGCGGCTTCAACCCCGCTTCCATCGCAGGGCTTCAACAGGTGCTGTTTAATAAGCGGTTGCCCGTAGGCTCAACTGTGTTTGATGAAAGCCCGAACATGGGCGATGCACGTGGTGTTGTAACTGGTAGCGATTATCTATTCAATGGCACTACGCAATATGTTCAAACGGGGCTAAATTTCAACACGTTTTGCGCGGATTCGTTTAATATCGACGTGTGGCTTAACCCTACGGATGGGCAGCCAGCGGCATCGCAACTGGTGTTGGGTGGGCAAGACAACGCTACTGGATTAGGCGTGCAAGGCACTTTGGCAAACAACGGCGTTATTGTTGCTATTGAAACGTCTGGCGTGCTGTCTTTTGCATACAAGGCAGGTGGAAATTATGCTATCTCGCAAACAGCCGCGGCGGTATTCGTCAACGGCGCTCAACCTGCGCCTCGCAAGTTCCGTTTTACCGCAACTGCGGGGGCGGGGCTGACCATCGGTGAGTTTTTAACACCACTAATTAGCAACGTGGTGACGCCGATTGCTTTGGGCATAAATGGACTATTCTCAACCAACAACGTGGTGATGTCGTCATTTAGCTATAACGCCAATCTGTTTTTTGGCGCAAGAAATTCTCTTGGTACTGCAAACAGTTTTTACGCAGGGGAGGTTTTCGGCTTACAAATCTCCAATGCTTCATTTGTGGATTATGCATTCTATAAATGCAGCGAACGCTCAGGCACAGCAGCGTATGATAGCTCAGGCAATGCTCGCACTGGTACGTTAATAGGCGGAGTGACACATTCAACGCAGAATATCTATTCATGGAATAATGAGGTGGGGTACACGGCGGGTACTGGTTCAAACGGTGCAGCGGTTGGGGTGTTCATTCCTCGCAACGAAGCAAGCATTTTATTTGACGTTTTGGGCAACTCGCTTGGGTTCAAAGGACGCGCCCCGAATAATGCTTTGATGATAAACAGCTCATGCGTGAGCTATAACGGCACAACTCAATATGCGCTTACGACATGCAACCCCACAGCGGCGGGTTCAATTGAAACCCGATTTATTCTCACGGCTCTAAATGCGAGCAACGTGATACTTGCGGGTGTGCGCGATGCTACGGATACTCGGTGCTATCTGTCGCTCAATAACAATGTTCTTTCGGGTGGTATTGGCTCGCAGTTATTCACAACAATTACAGGCGGTGGAACTTTAACGACTGGTGTGGAATATGTCGGAAAAATTGAATGGACTGGCACAACTGTAACTTTATCGCTGAATGGCGCGGTGGTTTATAGCGCGGCTCAGGCTGGTGTGGTTGGAACGACACGCCCATTTGCCATTGCTGCATTTAACGATGTCGGCACAATCAACGGCTTCAGCAATGCTCGGGTTTATGATACTGTATTCCGTGATGGAGCTGGTGTAATTCAAGGCTCTTATGCTGCGGCAGAGTCATCGGGTGCTACTCTATTTGATAAGTCTAGTTTCGGTCGCCACGCTACGCTGGTAAACGCTCCAACATGGGCAACGCAAAACGGCTTCCACAATAATGTCATTAATGGGTTCTCACGTTATCCAGTATTTGATGGCGCGGATGATGTTGTTAGTATGGCTGGCGTTTCTATTTTGAATAATTCATCAAATGCTTTCCGCATTAAGTTCAAAATGTATTCTTTTAGCATTGCTGGCGTACGTCGTATCGTAGCACAACAAACAGGTAGTACCTCATTTAAAGGGGTAAGCGTGTACACAAATGGGGACGTACTGGCTTTGGATATTATTAACAATGCCACAGCGTCAATAAATCAATTATCGGCTAGGATAAAAGGTTTTACTCCGAGTGCAAATACATATTACGACATTGAAGTTATTTACTCAGGCAATAAGCTTGCGACTGGTGTGACGTGGATTATCAACGGCGTGACTTATTCATCTGTGGGGCTTGTGCAAACACTTTCATCCGATGATGTTGCATCGGGTACTAATTTCACAGTTGGTAATGACAGCGGTGTTAGTAGTTACTGGTATAACGGTTTTGTGTGGGATGTGGAAATTTTAAACGGCTCAGGCACATTGCTTCATCATTGGGATGGTTTTGGTGCAGCTAATTCAGATTGGATAGATTCGGTAGGTGGCAATAATGGCACAGTTTCTGGTTCGCCAGCTATCAGAATGATACCAGCCGTCAACAGCACGATTGACGCTATCGGTGCGCCTACACGCAACCCTGCGGGGGTGTGGCATAACGGCGCGGGTACGCAGCTAGATTTAACTGGTGGCGTGGCATCACCTGCTGCGGTTCAAGGGTCATGGGAAACTGCATGGGCATTTAATACAGCTAGAACAAATCCTAGATTTAAACGCACCACAACCAAAAATGGTAGTGATTATAGGGCAGATAGGTTCTTAGCGTATCAATCAACACTTTCAGGCGCAGATTTAACCAAGGCAGAAAACGCAACAGCAACGAGGGCAATATGATTAGAATTACACTACCATTATCAGCATACAATACATTTAAAGAAGATATACGTGAGAGTGTGGATAGGGGTTTTCTTGCTGCAATTGAAGGCAATAATATTATTCAATGGACAGATGGGCTTTTGTTTGATGACTCGGACAGAGACGCTATTATTGCAGCAGGTGGCAGCGTAGATGTTTTTGAGGGAATACAAGACGCAAAACCAAATCCTATTACTGAGCCATCATTAGAAATTATTTTACCTATAGAGAAATACCAAGATTTCAAAGATGATATAAGAGAAAGCGTTGATAGGGGCTACCCTATTAAAATTATTGATGGGGTGCTTTCTCAAAAAACCAATGGGCTTTTCTTTGAAAAAGCAGATGCCGAAGCAATTGTTGCAGCGGGTGGCGATGTGTTGAATTGGGCTACATTCCTTGAAATCGTACCAAGCGAGCCTTGTTTATTTAATGAGGAGCTAACTTGGCTGGAATATGCAACTGCAATGTCACATGTACCAACAGAAATCAACGGCGCATTTTATTTGGAGTTGAAAGAAGTTGATGGCGTAACAGCAAAACCAGCTTCAGAAATTATCAACTTGGATTATTTAACCATTGATGAAGTGAGAGCTTTGCAACTTGCAGCTGAATAAAAAATATGATAAGGTGAGAATATGGATATGTTGCAGCATATATTTGAATACGTAGTTGGGTCATTATTTGCTGTAGGCGCTTGGCTGTGGAAAAGCTTAGTTTACAGAGTAAGGGATTTAGAGGAAAAACACCACGACTTAGAAGTTAAGCTCAACGATAAATTTATTGAAAAGCTTGATGAAGTGCGTAAAGAAATCAAGCAAGATATACAAAAGATTGCTGATAAACTGGATAGCAAACAAGATAAAAAAAGGAGTTAATCATGGAATACGTAGATAAGATTATTGAACTTGGCAGCTATCCTGCTGTTGGAGTTGTTCTAGCTAACTTGGTGACAATGTTTATTGATGACAAGAAGGTTGCAAAAGCAAACACAATCATTCAGGCAATTGTGAAAGTGTTGAACTTCCTAGCTTTGAACGTGTTGAAAAACGCAAATAAAGGTACGAAACCATAATGGAAATATACGCGCTAGGCTTGCTGATTATTTTAGGGTTAATTTGGCTCGCCTTGCGTGTATCCAAAAGCTCAGGCTATAAAGAAGCTAAACTTGAAACCAGTGAGGCAGAAAATGAAACCATCAAAGAAAACATTAAGGCTACAGCAATTAAAGAGCATGAGCTTGCTACTGCTAGTGATGATGAGCGTATCAGGTTGCGTAAAAAGTGGAGTAAATCCAAACCTTAATGGGTGTGATTGGTTCAAACCCGTGTATCTTGATGATGCTGATATTCTGACTCAATACACGGAAGATGCCATTGTTCGCAATAATGAGCTATGGGAAATGAAATGCTTGACAAAAAAGGGTGCGTAAATGAGTAACGTTATAGATTTACCAGTTATTACAAAACTTGACATTAATCCTGATAAGGTTTTGCAAAAAGCTATTGGCGAAGTCAAAGAAGTTATCATTATTGGTTATGATAATAATGACGAATTTTATTTTGGTAGTAGCAAAAGTGGCGTGAGTGAGCTTAATTTATTATTAGATATAGCTAAGAAAAGACTTCTAGATGCCTTTGAAAGAGGGGAGTTGCAATAATGACTGGTTATATCCAGCGATATTTCGGCAAGAAGGTTTATTTACCAAGGGAAAGAATGAAAGAAATTATTTTAAAACGCATATCACAAACTAAGCTTTCAACCTTTGGCGTGATGATTTATAATGATTTGCCTTTTGTGGTAACGCTTGAGGAAGCTTGGCGGGAAAACAAACGCTCAATTTCTTGCATACCAGAGGGGCGTTATTTATGCCGCCCTTATACCTCAGCTAAATATAAAAATGTTTGGGAGCTGCAAGGCGTACCAGATAGAAGTAAAATTCTTATCCATGCAGGCAACACACATTTGAACACTGAGGGTTGTATACTCGTAGGAAGCCAATTTCAGCCCGTAGGAGGTGTGGAAGGTGTCCAGCAAAGCAAAGAGGCGTTAGATGAGCTAAGAGTGCTGGTAGGGCTTCAAAATAGCTTTTGGCTGGTGGTTGAAGGGGTGAAATGATTATTGATGCCGTTGACATATTTGTTGAACGCCAGAAAGAAGTTTTATTTGACCGCAAATTAATGAGTGATTACGGATTAGAATTGCAAGAGATAGATTGCTTTATCTTGATTGATGACCGCATGTTTGCATTCATTCCTGAGAAAGAATAAGGCGGGTAGAATAATCTACGTCATTACAAGCTAACGCTGCCAGACTTGGCATTAAGTAACCGAACTCTCTATGGAGTCGCCGCCATAAGTTACCCCCGTTTATTAAACTGACAGGGCGCATATGCTACGAAAACATATGGACGCTTCATTTGCACTCGTTTACTAGTACCATGCAACGATAGGCGCTTAACGTCAAACCGCCAGACATTTCCAGCAGTTATTTTAGGATATACCTGTAGACTCACTTGCAAGTTACCCCCACTCGTGCGGAAGCTGAGTCAATCCAACTATAAGGGATTTCCAAACAGTTGTCAAGCTATATCAAGTTTACTATAGTTTAGTGTGTAACTGCATAAACTAGGATAAACTTAATAAAAAACCCCGCTACCTCATGGAGATAAAGTAGCGGGGAAATCTAGTAGCTCTTTCAAAAAACCAATGGATTATAGCACGACTAAGAATGGTTATCAAGATAATTCATAACGTGATAGTAGGTTTTCTTACGCATTGATGCGCCGTAAAACCAATTAGCAATAGTTTGATATGGCAAGCTTAACCTCTTGCTCAAATCGTAAAACGTGTATTTATATTTGCGCTTGTGTATTTTAAGCAACAGTACCATTAATTGAGGATTTGGCGCAGGATAAATAACTGGCGTTGATGCGTGTTGCAATCTTACCATAGTTCTTTTTAGCCATTGTTGGTGTGGACAGTTCATCAAAACCTCACATATTATTTAACTTTTCTAATTCTTCTTTCTTCAACTTAATACTAGCTATGTATTTATAATACTCTTTATGCCCTTTTTCCACATTGCAGGTTTTACAAGCCATAACTAGGTTTTCTATGACTTTACACCCTCCCTTGCTTCTTGGAATAATATGGTCTAGGCTTCTCTCGCCTATGGGTGTATAATTGCCACAATAATGGCAAAAATTACTTTGCAATACATACGATTTAACGGCTCTAGCGTTTCTAGTTCCCGCCCCTTTTTCTGGTGTCAATTCATATATTTTCTCAAAAGATACTGGCATTTCAAAACCTCACTTCTGCGTTTGCCCAAAAATACTTATCTGCGTTAATGCTATCAAGCTTAGATTTTTTTTTAGGTGCGTTTCTTGCCCTTCTTTCGGCGGTTATATAATCTTGCAAGTCACGGATTTCTTGGCGTATCCAAATAAGCTCAGGTTGGTTAGCATCTCTGTTTTTCATTAGCTTATCACGCAATGAGCGCAGTTCTTTAAGTCTGATTTCTTCTGGCGTCATTCTCTATTCTCCTAATCGTTTCTTTGCATTATCCATAATTTCATCACGCTTTTCTTGTGGCAAATCTTCCCACGTTGTGTAATCCACGCCATTGAAGCATATTTGAAAAGGCTCATCAAGCTGGCAAGTATTGCATATCCACCTATCGCCTTTGCGTTTAGCTTCGCAGTAATAGATTATATCTCTGTTTTGGTATTGCTTGCAGGTCATAATGCCTCGTTATCCATTAAATATAGAAATTACTTCTTGCCACGCTAAAGCTATTATAAAGGCAAGAAGCGTCACGCTCCCAATAAAACATAAAATCAGCGTTATATAAGTAGCTGTAAAACATACTAATCCTAAAAATCGTGTAAATATACTCATTTGGCTGCCTCGTTGTGTTGTAGTGCTGCTTTCAACTTCATAATCTCCATATCCTTTTCATCAAGCATAGTAGCGTGAAGCATAAGCTTGTGCTTTAGGTCGGCATTCTCGGCTTGGAGTTGGGCTTGCGCTGCTTGCCATGCTTCCCATTCATTATTTATTGGCTGTATATAACTTCCGTCATAATCCATATCACGACTGAAATTTTTCATGCGGTAATAATCTGCTGCCCAAGCCTCAAACGCTTCACGACACGGCTTCAATTCCGTTTCTTTATTCATTTTTACCCCACTCACTAGGTTTTACATTTATAATACATTTCTCACGTTCTTCTTTCAGCGTTTTCAAAGTGGCGCAATCACTCTCGCTTAGTTTGGTGTATGAAATACTGAGATGCGCCTTTGTATCACCCCATAAATTTCGCCCATGTTCAGGTGTTGGTGGCAAATTATTTACAAAGCTCTGCAAGTCTTTCAAAGTCCCAATAAATTTGTGGGTGACTGTTATTTCTAATAAATCACCATCAGTAATTACGTCAGATTGCCAATATTTATTTTTACTCATTCCCGCCCCGCTTTGTATGATTGATATTGTGCTAGCTTCTTGTTGGTTGCGGCGAACTCGCCAAAATACAGCAAAGCGGCAGCATCGTAAGCCATTGCTGCTTCTTTTTCATCTACAAAAAGCCCAAGATGTTTATGTTTGTAATTCACTTTAATATATGCAACCCATTTTCCAGTAGCTTTATGCCAACCCACCCCTTTGAATTTTGAAGTGCCGCCTTTTCTAAGTTTTCTATTCCTGCTATTTTCTGCTTGCGAGCAAAAACGAAGATTTGATTTGCGATTGTCTAGCGCATCACCGTTTATATGGTCAATATTGAATCCCTTATCTGCGCTTAGTATAACGCGATGCATGAGTAAGGTTTTATCTCTCGCGTTTCTAGCTGCATAACCATAGCAGGTGTAAAACCACTTGAATTGCATTAAATGGTCGTAGTCCTCCGCATCAACTATTGCGAATTTACCTTGCGTTAGCGGTATTAATTTGGTATCTTGGGAAATATCCATGACGCACCTCCAGTGCTTTATGGTTGGGCAGTTGAGAACCCCACGTTCTTGCTGCCCTTTATTTTTACCAATTTTTATAGCTAATTGCAAGACTTTAATTCCTTAATTTCCAAAGTTAACGACTCAACCTTCGCCTCAAGGCTGCGGATTATGTCTACCATTTCGGGGGCTTGCTTAATAAATGCAGCATCAGCCTCCGAGCCAGTTCCCTTTGAAACTTTAGCAATAATAGGAGTTCCATAGTTTGTATTTAGTGCAATAATCTGAATATACACATCTTTTGGAGAGCCATACCAGCCCCACTCACCCTGCGTTCTTTCCCTATCCAGCGCATAAATATTCTCTATTCTAGTTTTTAAGTCTGTCATTTTGTGTCCTTTGGTGGTTGTGGTAAAGGCTGCCAATGGGTCGGGTAATACCCGACTCCCAAACTTCCACCCATTAAAGCTTGCAGATGCCATTCGCCATTTTCATAAGCAACTATTGCATAAATCAAAAGTCTATCTTCAAAATCAGTGCGACAAGATAAGATTCTTGTTCCATCTCTAGGCGCACTTTCAATCGGTTGCCATTGCTGTTGTTGCAGTAATTCGTTGGCGTTTCGCAATGCTTCTAAAACTACTAGCCAATTACCAATAGTTGTTTGGTCTGGGGCAACTGTCTTAAATCTTACCGCAACTTCTTTAATTTCCTTTGGTGTCATTTAAGCCTCGCTGTTTGGTTTTTCGCATAGCATGAATTTGGTTTTATTGCGGCTTCCCATGCGTTGCTCGGTTGTTATTACTTCTGGCAAAACATTCGCCCACCTATTCCCTTCTGTAATACTTGGCTCGAAATAATAAACAGCAAACCAGCCTTTTTTAATTACTTTTGGAAAATCAGCAATATCGTGCCATTTATAATCGTGAACTGTTTTGGGCATACTCACTCCTTATCCACGCTCTGGGTTGGTTGGGTTAGTAAACCCAACATTTCATTTGTTTTAGCATATTCGCCAAAGTATTTTAACGCCGCTTTATCGTATGCTTTTGCCGCCTCTTGAGGGCATTTATGTCCACCTAACCAAAATATCTTTCTTTCAAATGTTATTTTAGCTCTCCAATGCTTAGAATTTTTACACCAAGAAACCCCTTTATAACCAGAAGTATTCTTTTTGGTTAACTTGACATTGCATAGATTTTGTGCGTTTGTTACTATCCTCAAATTAGACTTTCTGTTATCCAAACTATCGCCATTGATATGGTCAGTAAGCAATCCTTCGGGCGTATTCATAATAACCCTATGCATATGCAAAGTGTATTGATTGGCATGGTTTTTAGGAAAGCACCTCCATTGAGAGCTTGTTGCATATCCCCTACTACTAAAGTACCACTTAAAACCTTTCACTTTTTCAAAGTCCTCTAAGTCAATAATGGTAAACTTATCCTTGCTTAATGGCACTAATTTATATTCTTGCTTCATAACCCTAATTCCCCCACCTTGCAGACTCTTTACTATCCACATAAAACGGCGCTCGCACATAGCTTGCAGCAGTTTCAAAGCTTGAGCCGTCACGTGCTTGCAAATTGAGCGTGGCAATGATGCCAATAATAATGCCAAGCCCCAATTGGGATAAGCTTTTGAATGTTAGGCCTTTGAATTTATTTTCCATAATAACCTATCTCCTTATATTTAATTAAAAACTGTTGTGCCTTATAATCTGTTAGTGGGTCGAGCTTTTCAAACTCCACCATTTTGTTTAACTCACGTTTCATCTTGGCAAAACGGGTTATGATTGGGTTGCGGGTTTCTATCATTGCGCCCCCAACTTTTCTTCGATATGTTCCCAATTGGCATTGTCCCAAATGGCTTGTTTGAAAGAGCCAATTAATTTGGTTTTTCCAAACTGAAATTCGTCACCATCACTATCAATCACCAATACATCACCCACAATATCAAAGTCCTTAACTTCAACACCACCACGATAACCACAATCTGGCTCTGGTGGGAATATTGTAAAGTCCGTGATTTCAATTGTGCAGTTAAGTAATGCATCTTGACCAAAATAAGTTAACGGCATCTCTTCTATTTTGTATTTCATCTAAAACTCCATGTTTTGTTGATACCTAAACATAACATATCAGTAGACGCATAGTCAACCAATTAAATACACAAACAATCAATTTCTTTTACCTTGTTGCATTTTTACCATAGCCACGATTTCACTATCTGAAAGGTGCAGAATATCACACCAACTGGCAAAGTTGCTAAAGCCAAGCGTGCGTCTATCGGCCTCGAAGTGGCAAATGAGGCCTTTGGTTACTCCAAGCTGCCTAGCTAGCTCTGCTTGCGTTAGTTTGGCACGGGTGCGGTAGTAGCGGGGTGAATGGGTCATATACTCCCCACCGAATCAATGCGAAAATTGTTTGTCATTTTGTGTCCTTGTTTATTATCTTTCACCAATCATAATATCTACCAAGCCAAAGACGCACCAATTCTCTTTTTGTTGGTAGGTGCTAACATAGCTTATAGTTGCTTCAATGTGATTCATGCCAATTGTTGCCAGCCCATTGCTATTGACACATTCCATAATAACTAAATCGCCTTTTTGATAGCCCCTATCATTATAACGAATCTCGAAAGTTTTATCTCCGTTGATTACCGCATCATAATAAGGTCGTTCAATTTTTATGTTGTGGATAGCCATCTCACCTCTCCTATTTACCCCATCACAGGGGCGGTTGTTATTTTGTTTCCTGCATTGGTAAATCATGAACAAATCGCTCAAGGTAGCTATAAAGCTCCTGCTCGTGCTTGGTATAATATCTCTCGTTCTCACCTTCTTGCTGCATAACATTATTAAAACTAGCTATTAACCCTTTAAGGTTTTTGTAATTATCGTAATCTAGCCAAGTATGTCTTGCAGATTTTCCGCTATTAGAAAGAACGTCACGTGCTTTGTGACCTTTATCTGGGAATGGTATGCCACGGTTATTCAAATCATTCTCATCATCCAACGGCGTTTTATATCTGGCTTCCAAAGCATAAAACTCTAAAGCTTCTTGGTATCTATGAAGCTCAGAGATATAGAAATACAAAGATGTCTCGGTTTTATCTAGCCGATAAGCCAACTCGTTTCTTGGCAGTTGATTTTCACGAGCTTTTAAATCAAGAATAAGGTTAATAACTTCTTCTTGACTCAGGCTTTCTGATTGTTCCAGATATTCGATTATATTACTTAAACTTTTCATTTGCTTTACCCTAATTTTCTGGCTAATTTCTGGCATTCAATAATGTGCATTCTATTTGAGTCCGATGCTTTAATTTTAGCTATGTAACTAGCCAAAACATATCGCAGCAAATCTATTTCTGATGGTGTTAAATTCATATCTCTCCTATCCTTTATTCGGTTAAATGCCCTTGTAGGGGCGGGGGTTGCTTTACTTTCTGCTATTCTTTTCGTGCATTCACCATCAGGAACGTGTGTAAAGTTATTAACTATAAACCAAACTGTGCCATGAACTACGCCATATTCTTTTGCTAAATCATATTCAGACTCGCCACTCAACGCCCTTTGCCTAATAACTTGAGCGTCATCAAAGCTAATCTTATTTGTAGACTTTTTTCTAGATTTTGCAGCTATAGTTACCCAATGACAATTTTCTGGGCAATAATTACCATTATTATCAATCCTATCAATAGACAGCCCTGCTTCCCAGCCGCTTTGCAACGCCCATGCTAAGAATTTATCACCATCTAGCCAATCATCGCATACGCTAATACCACGCCCGCCATACCTATGATATTTAGGGTGCTTAGGATTCCCACATACTTGCCTCATTCTAACCCAAGCGTTTTTAATAGGCGCAATAGGACTATTTGGAACAGCCCACCCACGCCTATAGTTTGGATTACCTTCACCTAAATTTTTGCTATAATCATATGTCATGCAGGTATACTATCATAGGTACGTTATCAGTCAAGCCTTTAATTTATATTCCGCTAAAGGCTAAGCGGTTAATTAAAAGGTATGCTATCTCCGTCTAAATCTGGCACGTAAGCATTTTGCTTTGCAGTATCGTGCGTAGTTGGTTTAGCCTCAAAATTATCCAGCTTGCCAACATATCCATAGCCTTCTTTTTCCTTATCACGCCAGATAGGGTATTTAAATTTGCTATCCTTATTCTCTTTATCTACCAGCACAAGGTTGCATATTGGTGCATTTGGCTTGTCGTTAATATATACGTTTAGCCAGTATTTTTCTTTCAATGTTTCTAGTGGGTCTTTCATTATTTACCTTCCTTTGTTGAGTTATAATCTTGAATCATGGAATCTGCCCATAAAATCTGTTGTAGCAACGAATAACTTTCGTCGTCGTTTACTCGCTTTTCTATAAAGGCTTCACACGCCCCTAATGTGCCATGTGCCGCTTCCAAAGCTTCTTCTATTGTTGGTTTTCTCATATTAATACCCCATTCTTTTTGCTAGTTTCCAAGTCAATTCACAATCTTGCTGGCAATATACGCTAATCTTTTCTTGCCCCTCTGGTGTTTTCATCAACTCAGGAATTTCTCTAAAATCAAATTCAGCTTTCTTGTCGCCAAGTATAAATCTTGCAAGTGTGTCTAGGCTTTCGTACTCACCATAATTGCAAAACTCAGCCATTAAATCAATATGCTTTGCCGATTTAAAACGCTCTGTATATTCTTTCATAACTGGTATAGTTGCCCAGCTACAGCCTAGAATAATACCACGCTTGAATAGAAACGGAATATCAAAATTCTTACCATTGAACGTGATTAGCTGCTTGTATTGAATAATCTGCCAGAACATTTCTAGTGCCGCCTTCTCATTATCCCCACCAAATAGAATTGATTGCCCAGCCTCGCTATGCAAGCCAATACAAGCAATAGTGCCAGTTAGGGGGCTAAGTGCCATTTTCTCAACTTGCTTTTCCCTGCCCTCTGATTTTGCCAACGCAATTAATTCAGGATTGCGTAAACGTGAGTCAATTTTAGGCTCTGGTAGCAATTCCAAAACAGCGTCATTTGGCATAGTTTCAATATCAACTACTAGCTGGATTGAGTCTTTGTATAATCTTGTATATTCTTCAGTTTGCATAATCTTTTCCTATTGTTAATTCTTCTAGTAGAGGCTCATTTGGTGGTGGTAAATCTAATCCATGTTTTTGCAGGAAAAAAACTCTCAATTCCAACATATAGGCTTCCATTTCGTCAGTTTTATTCTTTGTTGTAGTTTTTCCTTTGTTAAATCTCATCTTAAACAACTCATGCACAAATTCAGGCGTTGCATCTGCTTTTACTGCGTCTAAGATGTCTAGCAGGAAAGCCCCTTCGTTCTTTTTGTAGAACTCCAAAGCTTCCGCTACTATCACGCCCCAGTAGTATTTATTCTGCTTGAGGCTGCGTAATTTGCTGCTTTCTTTGTTTTCCATATTCTACCAAGCTGTTATAAAGTTGTTCGCTGTTAGCTTTTAGTTTTGCAATATCTGCGCTTCTAACTTTCCAGTTAGAGTCCATAGCTTCCTCAGTTTGAGCTTTTTGCACAACGTTTTCTAGCAAGTCTTTAAATAGCGCATTTACATCAACTGGCTTTTTAACTGGTTCGGCTTTTTGTGTAGCATTGCCGTCATCATCTTCGGCAGCAAGGTTTAGCAAAGATTGAATGTTGTATCTGCGAGCATAAGTTACACTTGAGCCTATTTCTTGCGGCTTGCTTCCAAATACAGGAAACACGCTAACAATCTTTTCGTCAGAATCTTTATGCTCTAAAGTAGTTTCTAATACTAAGCTGGCTTCGTGGTATTTGGTTACTGAAGTAATCAGCAAACCTTCTTTTGCCATTTCAGCTTCAACAGCTCCAAGTATGCTAGATAAATCGGCATATTTAGATTTATAGAATGGGTTGTCTTTATCCTTTAGAATAGCAATATCTTTCTTTTTAAACTCGCATATTGCGGTTTTCAAAGTGGTGTTTTTTTCAGTTTCTTTTGTCATATCTCTCCTTATGTTGTAAACTCATAGTAGACAGATTTAAATAACATTGCAAGAACTATTTTTATATATTGTAATTTATTTGTTTACATGCTATATATTGATTATGAAATACATTGATAAATTAAAAGACAAGGGTATAACCCCACCAGTTCTAGCGGCTTCGCTAGGAGTAACCCGCCAATATGGCTACAAGATGTTCAGAAAAAGCCCTAGCGACTCTATGAAGAAAGCTATTATGGAAACTTATAAATTCATTAAACCTGCGGATTTCTTTTGATAGTATTGCCATTACCCCCTAGTGTGAATAGTTTGTATGGCGGCGGTTCTGGACAGCGCAGGTTTAAAAGTAAGAAATATAAAGCATGGACATTGGCAGCGCAAGAAATAGTGAAGCAAAACTATAAAGAAACGCAGCCGCTTTTTGTTGAGCCAGTCAACTTGACATATACTTACTACTTCCCCGATAAACGTAGCCGTGATTGTGAAAATTACGTTAAAGCCGTTAGCGACTTTCTAGTGAATGAATGTTTTTTGTTAGACGATGATTGCTTCCATGTGCCAAAACTCACAATTATATTTGGCGGAATAGATAAAATTAGCCGAGTTGAGATAAAAATTGAAAAAGCCAGCAACTAAAGCAGAAAAAGAATACATGAGCCGAGTAGCCTCTATAGGCTGCATTGTTTGCCTTAATAACGGCTTCCCTGATACCCCCTGTTGCTTACACCATATAAGAACTGGCTACGGCAGAGGACAACGTGCTAATCATTACGAAGTCTTGCCGCTTTGCGCTATTCACCACCAATATGGCGGACATGGAGAAATTGCTTATCACCAATCACCCACAGAGTTTGAAGCTAGATATGGCACAGAATTAGAACTATTGGAGCAGGTGCGTAACATTTTGGGCACAGAGTAAATATTTATGCAATATTTATATTTTAGTGTGCATTTTCTTGTTGCAAATTTATAATCGTGATATAATCTGGGTAGTGCGGGCTAAGTCTTTGGTTGCTCTTAGATTATGGCTCTTGTAGGTTCTCGCCGCCCGCACATTTCTCACAGAACCTAAGAGGAACTTACAATGGAAAAGCTATATATTGCTGGCTGGCAAGAACACCAAACTTTTAGAAAAGATAGAGGCACGCCGCCTTGGATTAAACTTCACAGAAATCTATTTATGAAACAAAAATGGGTTGCTCTTTCCGATGCGGAAAAAGGGCATCTTATTTCCATGTGGATTCTAGCAGCAGATGATGACGGGAAGATTCCAGCAGATGCGAAGGTTTTACGCAAGTTATGCCAGCTTGATGACGTGCCTAACATTAAAAAATTTATTGAGTTACAATGGCTTAGTTGCGATGACAACCAGATGGCAACCACTTGTCAACCAGATGACAACCAAATGACACCCCAGAGAAGAGAAGAAGAGAGAAGAGAAGAAAAGAAAAAGACTGTTTATCCTGATTGGTTAGACCAGAAAGCTTGGCAGGAATTTAAGGATTATAGAAAGAGTAAAAAAAGCCCGTTGAATGACCTTGCCGAAACTAAAGCAATTAATGCGCTAAAGAAGTTGGTTGACGAAGGTTATAACCAAGCAGAGGTTATAGATAATATTATTGTTAGTAGCTGGACTGGCATTTACCCACCAAGCAAGAATAACAAACCTATGCAGCAACTTGCTGGAAAAAAACAACTTAAAAACATTATGGACACCCTATGAAAGGATTTGAAGCAATAGACACAGAGCAAGCCCTGCTAGGCTTGATGATGGTTAACCCTAACACCATAGCAACTTGCCAATGGTTGAATGATGATGATTTTGCCGAGCCTTTGCATGGTAGGCTATTTGCTACTATTATGCTGCAATACTCGCAGGGATTAGAGCCAACACCTTTTACACTTGCCAGAAAATTTGAGAATGACCCAGCCTTTGAGAATGTTGAAGGGAAAAAATATCTTTTTAACTTAGCTAAAATGGCGGTTAAGATGACTGATGTAGCTGGTTCAGCAAAAGAGCTACGTGAATGCGCCACTAAACGAAATCTTTTAAGTGTATGCCAACAGACTGTGGCTAAGTTGCAAGAAGTTAGCGGTGTAGATGATGAGCCTGAGAAGCATCTCAATGACATCTTGAGCAAATTAGACGGCTTGCAAGACAATTATATGGAAAAACGCTTAGTAAGCAGCCAGCAGGTAGTAGCTGAAATTGTAGAAAGCTTTAAAAAGCAATCAAACATTTATGATACAGGATTCAAGAGCCTTAATGCGGCAATGGGCGGCGGACTTATACAAGGGCGTAGCTATGGCATAGGCGCGCGTATGAAAATGGGCAAGACGGCATTACTTGCAACTCTTGCACAAAATCTTAACCGCAATGGCGTAAATGTTCTTTATGTTGCGCTTGAAATGGGTAGCGAACAGATTATGCAAAGGATTCTAGGGCGTGAACTTGGCATTAACCCAAATGAGTTTTTAAAGAAGCAGGATAAAGCTTTTCATGAAAGGGTTGCAGGAAAGCACAGAGATATGCCAGACAATCTTTATTTCTTGGATATGGCAGGCGTTGAGTTTATAAGACTTAAAACCATGCTTAAAAGCTTTGTGCGTAGAAAAAAGATTCAAGTTGTGATTATAGACTATTGGCAACTTATAGGCGGAAAGGACAGCCGCCAGAATGAAGCGGGGCATCTTGATATGGTTGCACAATGGATTGCAGAGTTTAGCAAAAGCGAGAAAGTGGCATCAATAACAGCTTCGCAGATTAACCAGCAAGGCAACACCAGAGGCGGCGAAGGCATAAAGCTAGCCTTTGACCAAGTATATGCTTTGCAGGATTGTGAAGCTCCAGAGGGAGAGTATCGCTACTTAGAGATGATGTCCACACGTTACACGCAATGGCTATCACTTGGCACAAAACAGCAGCCGTCATTTTTTATTGAGCCTAATGGTGTTTATTTTAGAGAATGTAGCCAGCCACAAACACAAATGCGAGAGATTACCCATGTTTAAACCGCTTAACGAAATAATAGAGGAGCTAGTGAAATGTATAGAGTTAGATTTTTTAACAGGGCAACAGGCGAAAGTATTTACAGAAACTACAAATGGCTTGATGAATACCAAATTACCGCTATTGCCAGAAGGAAAAAATGGATAGTGGCAAAAATATCACGTGAGCTATAAAATGAAAATAGTTGTTTTTTGTGTAAACTAAGTGTTGACACCCTTATTCTTATGCACTACACTACAAAGACTAACCAATAGGGAGAATGAGAGAATGACAGTAAATCACGTAACACTTGAAGAATTTAATGAAATAGCAAACTTGTTAAATGAAAGAGCTTGTTTAATTCTA